GTGGACGCCTGAGACAGTCATCACGTCAGGGCAGTACGTCGAGCCGAATTCGCCGACAGGTTTTGCATACCAAGCGGTGGCCGTCGCCGGCTCGCCGTCCCACACCGGCCAAACCGAGCCTGTATGGCCGATCACGTCCGGCGCAATCATTCAGGAATTCGGCGATTTCGACCAATCCACGTCGGATGCCGGAGGATTCAACCCCTATACAACTGGTTCCCCACTGGCAATATCTCTCACCGATCGCTATGGCGATTCGGCGACGATTGCAAATTCGGGCACGTATGTTACTGGTAATGCGACGCTCTCCACACTCGTATTGGCTTCAACCAAAATCCACACATGGACCGCAGGCACGACGCAAGTGCCGGGGTCGGTCGTCATTCCGACCACCAGCCAAGGCGCATTCACGAATGCTATACCTGATGGCGACTTCTCAGCCGGCACGGGTTGGGCATTCACGGATGTCGGTGGCGCGGGCGAATGGGCATTCGGTACGGCACGCCCATATGTCGGACTTGATGACATAGAAATCGTCGGAGGGACAAGCTTCGGCAGCGACGGTGCGTACGCCACGATGTCAACCGGCGCCGCGGTTAAACCGGGCACGAGCGTCACCGTGAACGCATATGTTGATCCGAACAACGCCGGAGCTAACCTTGAAATATGGGTGCAACTCAACTGGTACAATGCCGCTTACACGCTTATCAGTTTCACGCGCAGCGGTGCGGCCGAAGGCGGAGGGTATAGACAGTTAAGCGTGACCGGCGTAGCGCCGGGAAGTGCCGCGTTTGTTGCTGTAGCTTTCCGCGCAGGCGCAGGCACCACAAGCCGCAACACAGGATTTGTCGGTCTAGTTTCGTGGTCGCTGGAGACGCCGGCACCCATCACTAATTTTTTGTTCGAGGCCATTCAGCCGACGGCAGGTATCACATCGAGCACTGAGCCCGCGTGGCCTACCGTGCTCGGCAATACTGTCATAGACGGCACCGTAACATGGGAAGCTATAGGCACATCGATCATTACGTGGGAAGCTATCCCACTCATGATGTCCGGACTGACAACGCCGTCGTTCCCGACCACGATCGGGAACACAGTCCACGATTACAGCACGTTCTCGAATGTGAACGGCTATATCACCACGACCAGCATGAGCTGGGAGGCGACCAGCCGGCAAGTCATCGATACAGGTAACCCCAACACGGTCGCGGTAGCTATTGGCGCCTCGCATCTCTTCGCGGGCGACAATGACATAGTTGACTATTCCGCCGCAGTGAATCCTATCGACTGGTCCAGCACGAACAACGCCGGGTATCTACCGACAGGATTGAACAACTATGGTGACAACCCCGTCACGGCGCTCGCGCTCTACCGCGGCAATCTCATCGTGTTCAACGCGGGCGGCTACCAGATGTGGCAGATTGATCCCGATCCGCAGAACATGGCTTTCTTGGACGCGCAACCAGTGGGATGTATCTGGACGCGATCCGCTCAATCTGTCGCCAACGACCTTATATTCCTTACAGAAGTTGGAGTGCGCAACCTTGGCACCATAGGTGCTACGGCCAACATGGCTATTGGGAACACTGGGCAGCCTGTTGATCCGTTGATCATGGCGCAGATAGCATCCGGCATTTACGATCCGTTCACCATCTATTATCCCGGCCGCGGTCAGTATTGGCTGATTTTTGGCCCGCAAGTATTCGTGCTGACGATCAACGGTCTGCAAGGCACGAAGTCGTGGTCGCGGTACATTTTCCCACAAGTCATCACTGATGCGACGCTGAATTCCGGATCGCTGTTCTTGCGCACGACCGGCAACACCATTTGGCAGGTAATCACTACTGCAGGCGTTGACGACGTGAACACGACAACGATGGGTGTCAACATCATCAGCACCATCCAATGGCCGTACCTCGATATGGGTTCTCTAGGACAAGATAAAATGCTGCTCGGGGTAGACCTTGTCGGCGACGGCTCGACAACGATCCAAATAGCTTACAATGAGCGAGACAAATCGACATTCGATGACAGTCCGTATTTCACGTCCTCGACCAGTGTCACGGCGCCGTATTTCGTTGCAATCAATGACACCGTACCCGGAACGCCGATCCCCATTCCGATCGATGCGCCGAGCTATTCTCTAGTCCTGACATTCGACGGCGGCACCATCACAACCCCCAATAACTGGACGTGGGAAGCCGCCAACTTCTACCTAGTCCCGTCCGGCGGTGCAAAATGATCACGATATACAACGATCCGACGTTACTTGATTTCATTAGAGTATGTTTACAAATGCCGCAGAATGAGCGCGATCAGGTTGAAGCATTGACAGGAGAGCCATACAACGTAGACGGTGCCGCATTAGGTAATTGTTTAGCCGTCGGCCCGAAAATCGTCCTCAAGGTGGGCGACGATCCAATTTGCATCGGGGGTTTCATTCAGCAGCGCCCCGGCGTCTATCGCGATTTCATGATAAATACGCCCGCATCATTCAGCAAAGAGCACTGGTTCGAGGTGACGCGCATCTCGCGCCGCTTCATGGACCACATCTTGCACAATGGCGCCCATCGCGTGGAGTGCATCTGCTTGGCGAGCCGGGAAGAGCAGAACTCGCGCTGGTACAAGATATTAGGGTACAATCGGGAAGCCACACTCTACGGGTATTGCGCTAATGGCGCAGATGCTGTTCTTTATTCGCGCGTGAGGCATTGATATGGCTACCGGTAATTCAGCCGCCAATGCGGCCAACGCAGCAAACGCACAGCAACAGGCGCAGATTCAGAATTCTGTCAATCAGATCAATACTGCCTACAATAGTCCGAATCGGGCGAATCAGTATGCGGCGTACAATAAGAACCTGTCGAACTACTACACGGGCCAAGTCAACAATCAGGAAGCAACCAACGCGCGCAATCTAGGGTTTGCCATGGATCGGAGTGGGCTCTCCGGCGGATCCGCCGCGGTCGATTCCAACACGCAGCTCCAGAAGGACTATACGCAAGGGCTGCTCCAAGCGTCGCAGCAGGCGACGGCCGGTACGTCTGCGCTACAGCAGGCAGATGTCAATGCTAAGAATCAAATGATCAGCATGGCGCAGGCCGGCGGCTCCATCGGCAATATACCAGGGCAGGTTGCATCACAACAGCAGACAGCGCTCGGCGCGGCGCAGAACTACGGCAATGCGAACGCTGTGAACAACCTGTTTGCAGGAACGCAGGGCATAGTCAATAATGAAGCAACTTCCGCAGCAATGCGCAAATCTCAAATGACGCCATTTGGCAGTCCTTACGGGTAATAATTATGGGCAGTTCATTTTTCCAAAGCATCCCAGGGTTCAAAGAATTCAGCCAAATGATAAGTGGCGATAACGGTCATCTTGGACCAAATTTGAACAACATTTTGCCCTTAGCTAAGGACACTGGACTAGGCCAAGCGGTGAATCAGCAGAATAATCCTGCACAACCCCAGAACAATGGTAGTGCATATGCGGGAAGTGCTCCAACACTTGCCGGCGCAAATGCCGGCTATGGGGGCACGAATGGTTATACCGGCACGAATGTTGGTGTAGGCAATCCCAACTATTATGCGGTTAATCCTTATTCCGCTGCGGCAGCGAATGCAACCAAGTCAACCGGATCGTAAAATGGGCACTTCATTCTTCAAAGGGAACATGCAGAAAGCTCCGCAAATCGGTGGAGGTTCTCAGAACATGGAGGCGCGCGCCATCGGTTCCTCTACGTATGCAGGAAAGGGCGCAGCGATCGGCGCGCAGAAAGACATCGGCGCAGCGATGGGTATTAACAAGGCCGGGTACAAAGGGCCAATGAAGGGGACCGCCGCTTACGCGCCGGGACCTAAGAAGACCTAAGGAGAAAGTTTTGGGCACTGAAGAATTTTGGATACCGGCGGTATTGGCAGCGGTCAGCGCGGCGGGCTCGGCTGTCAATAGCAACAATGCCAACCAGCGCAGTCAAAATGCCGAAGTGCAGGCTCAAGACAATCAGAACATGTTCCGCAATCAAGCGAACAACATGGTCAAGCAACAGACGCAGAAGATTGCGACCAGCAATCCGGATGCGATTGCGAATGCGGAAAAGGGCAGCTTCGTAAATACGCTTCGTCAAAACGTCGGCGGCAACACCGGCAACACCAGCACGGAACCTACGAATTTCGGGGCGCCTACTTCGGCGCTAGGCGCGGGGCCGGCGGCCGGCGCAAGCGCTAAGTACAAAGCAGGCGCAGCGGCCGCCGGCGCGCAGACGCAGAGCTACGGCAATCAATATGCCGGCCAGGAAAGTGCAATCGACGCGGCTGTCCGTCAGCGGCAGAACGAAGGCTTGCAGATGCAGACGCTAGCCACGAATTTGAATGGTCTCAATCAACAGTCATATTCGCAAGGTTTTGTCGATCAACTGCGAGCAAGAGCCGCGGGCGTCCAAAGTCCGTGGGCATCACTGGGCTCTAGTATACTTGGTGGCGCCGCGAACACTGCATCGAAGAATGGTTGGTTCAGTGGAAGTCCTAGTGGCGGCAGTACGCCGTATTATGGCGGC